ATGCGCAAAGGCGGATTTACCGATGATCCATGTAGTGTGTGTACAATTCCTAGTTTTGATGTTAATTTTTATGACACTCTCCATCCTCACACATTGTGTGTTATCTTGGAAGATCCATTTTCTGGAAACGGCGACAAGTCACAGGGTCCTGTTAAAGCAGCTGCTTTTTTACAGACAATGGTTGGCTCAAATGCCTTTCCCATTGAGAGCGCACGAGTTGAAGATAAGGGGCGCAATTTTGCTAGTCCAATGTTGTTGGTTGTCAATGATAATGGGTTGGCAGTAGATCATCGTTCCCCTTTGCGACATGCTGTCCGTAACCCATCTATAACGAATAGAAGATTTAATTATGCTGTTAAGGTTACTCTGACAAATGAGTGGAAAAACGATACAGGATGTCTTGATTTTAATAAGTTTTCTACTGCATATGCGTCTGGAGATGTTTCTGTTAATACTGCCCATACATTTGATGTTATGTATTGGCAGATTAAAGAAAAAGGTGAGGAATCATGGAAGGTTGTTGAACAGTTCACATGCTTTACTGCACTTTTAGATTTTATGGCAGCTGAATTTTCTAAATCACAACTGGTGCCTAGTAACTTCTTGTCTGTAGCCCCTCGGTGTGACGCATGTGGTTCTCTTAGTGCACTGTGCAGGTGTTCTGGTACTGTTGCTGTTGCTGGTTTTGCGTGGTATAAGTTTCCATCTTTTTTGTCAACTACTTCTCATGTAGTCGCTCGTAATATTGAATTATCTCTTATTCCTGATTTGCAAGAGGTAATTGGTGATTTGAGTGTTACTCCTGCTAATGTCTCGTTTGTTGGTTTTTTGATTCTGGGGTATGTTTATGGTCTTGTTTGGATAATTTGTGCTGCTTTTTGTTATCCACATACTAAGAGGGTCAATGTACATCGTCAGCTTGTTGACTTTGTTGTTGCATATATCCGCTATAGATCGGATCCGAGTGAATTGAGACGTAAAGATGTGTTTGCTTTTTATGCACGTTATAAATACGGTGATATTGTGAAGGGCCTTATGTGTATGGGAGGTTGTGCATCTATGCTATTGGTCATTCGTTCGTATTTGATGCGTACATCTCCACGTTCAGTGGCCACATCTAGAATGTTTGCACCTGTTCCCCGACGAGTGGAGGCTGTTCCTGTAGATGTTGTTGGTGATCATTATAATACCGATGTTTATTTGGATAATGTCGGCTCGTGGCGTAATTTTCTCGGTGCCAATGCCGAGTATGGTAAATCTTTTATTCCTACTGTTCCTATGAAGACTGTCACGTATGATGATTTAATATCTTTGGTGCGGAAAAATACTTTCCACTCTTTTGTAACAAATTTGCGCACGATGAATCGTGGGCGATGTGTTATGACTAATGTTGGGAGTGTATGGTTAACAGTTGCTCATATTTGTGCCGATCTTCAATTGGGGGACTCTATTTTGGTGGAATCAGTTTCTCCGGGAATAATTAAATCTGTTGTTAAGACCGAGTGGATCCAATTACGTGATAGATTGATTATCCCTCATGGGCTGCCTAAGTCTAGTTGTTCGGGTTTAGCGAAGTTTTTCCCAACAATTAATCCTGTTCCACTTGGTTTTCGACTGAATGATGTTGCCATAGTTACTCCTGACGTAGTCCTTTCTACTCATGGACGGTTCGCTCCTCTTCCTGTTTATTCGCATTATCAGTCTGAGCCTGGCATTGTGTTGGGCAATGCCGCACATGATGGTGAATCTGGATCCATTGTTGTGGGTGTGTATGCAAATGCTATTTGTATCCTTGGAATTGTCGGGTGTTCTGATGGTGCTGAACGAGATGATCGTATTGGTTTAACAGGTGTGGTGTTGGTATCGCCACATATATTTCCAACCCCTTTTGCTCCAGTTAGCCTTTCTTGCCCCATAAAGGTTGTTCCATTTGGTGTTAATAGCAAGAATAGTGTTTTGTTATGGAACACTTCTGAATATGTGGTACCTGTTGGAGAAACCAGCCCATATTTTTCTACTAAGATGAAGCTCATGACTGTTTCTTCCCCTTTTAATAAACAGTTTATTGATCGGCTCCAATCATTTGGTTATTCGTATAGCACTGGTAGAGGTGACACTAGATTTGGTATGGGTGAAGATGGTCAGTGGACGTGTCCATACAGTACAAATATTAAAGCACGTACGTATCCATATTGTGTAGAGCAATTTCCATTACGTGAGGCGAAGTTGGCAGGGTTGGAACTCTGTTCTCAGTTAGATAGCTGTGTTGTGCCTCTTGTGCCTTTTAGCCTGTTTGAGTGTGTTAATGGTGTTGTATCTGTTGGAGTACGAGCAATGGCTCGTGATACTTCGCGCGGTTACTCCCGCTCGGGTACTAAGATACAAGAACTTATTCAGCTTCCTAAGATTGAAGGTAGTCCCGATACGTTTGTTTTGTGTCCCGATATGGAAGAAAAGTGTAACACCTTGGAGCAGATACTTGTATCTGATAACTGTGATATGGGCTTTGTGTTCCAAGCTCACATTAAAGATGAGACACGTCGTGATGGTAAATCTCCTCGTGTGTTTTATGCTGCTCATACAGAAGTATATCTTATGTGTAAAAGATTTTTGGGACCTTTGTTGAGTCGTTTGGCCCAGAAACGCTCGGTATCGTGGATAGCTGTTGGTATTAACTGTCTTAATGGGAAAGAATGGAAAGGGGCTTATGGTATTGTTACTAAGTTTCCACATCTTATAGAGGGAGATTATAAGAATTTTGATATGCGACACCGAGTTGAAAGTTTTGATGTTATTTCGGATGTATTGGTAACGTTTGCCCGTAGATGTGGGTATGATGATGGTCCATGTAGAGCAGTGTCACGAATTATCTATCTTTTGAGTAGATGGTTCCTTGTTATTGAAGGAAATGTTGGTGTGTCTTTAGGTGGACTCCCTTCCGGAGTGTATGATACTACTGAATTAAACTGCTTGTTGAACAAGCTCTATTTTATGATAGCCTACAGAGTTTTGGGATGTCCTGGACAGTTTTCAGAAAATGTCTC